GAGGAGTGTAGTAACCATTGTCTTCATCCCATTGTTCCCAAGCATCACAGTTAACGAACGGATTGAATGGGTTGTCTTTAGTTGTTAGCATAGTTGTTCACTCCTTTAGTTGTTAGCAAGCTGACTAACCATACTAGCACTGATACCTAGATGCTCTGCTACTTCTGCATTAGTGTAGCCGTTAGCTAAGAGACCAAGGACTCTAGACTTAGAGCCACTGTTAACTGATGCATTAGTTCTAGGTGTTGCTAGTTCTCTGATGCGGTCTGCATTTGAGTGGTTAAGGATTGCTTCTAGTTTAGTAGGACTGATAGCATGACTCTGTACAGCTTTCCATTCTCTATCAGTTAGTTCTATTTCATAACGTTCAGCACCAACCTTTTGTCTAGCAGCACTTAATGCTTGAGTCTTAGTTTTTTTCTTTTGGTCCTTATCAAGGTCTTGAGTACGAACCTTTTCAGCATAGACTTTGTTTGCTAGTAGTTGTGCTTGTCTTTCTCTTGGTGCATTCGCTAATGCTTTGTTAAGCTTAACGTTTAATGATGCAACCTCATCTTTGTACTTGAGAGCAGCAGATGGATTGGCTTTAGGTTTCTTAATTGAATTTGCTTGAGAACGTGCTGTTTTAGCCATAGCTTTCATAGTGTTTGCATATCTAGCATATTCATTTTCTTTAGCAGTTCCTGAACTTAACTTGTATGCATCATCAACTAGGTTCATTAAGTTAGTAGATTCTTTCTTCTTCCCTGTTTCTGGGTTGAATATCTTAAACTCTTTAGATGACCTAGATATGATTGTACTTGCTCCACCACGATGTTCTTTACCAGGTAACATTTTACCAGAGAACTTATCAAATTCCACCTTAGCGGTATGCGCTTGGTATCTCTTTTGAAGAGCACTGATTCCATTATCAGAAGCTGACTTCTTCCAGTCTAAGTTATGTTTCTCAGCATCAATAACAACCATCGAATGACGAACCGCTCTAGCTAACTCAGATGTACTAGCACCTTTTAATGTCATGTCTGTAATCAAGTTTGATACAACACCCATTTGAGTTTGCTTTTGTTGTGAACCGATTGTCTTTCTATCTACTTTATAGATGTTAGGGTCAAAGTCTTTTAGTCCTGCTAATGATTTAGAAGACTTAACTTTACCATGGTTATTAGGTATAACTAATACTGAGTCACCATCGAAGTCTGCACCAGATAGTTTACCAGCAACAGATGGGTGAATACCAATAGCATCCTGTGTATTACCTAAGATTTTACGAACGATTCCCTTATTGTTTACTGTAAGTTCAGGTATCTCAAACTTACCACCATGAGGATGTCGAACCAGAGCTACTCTATCACCATCTTTAAAGTTGGGAGCGTAGACTTCATTAGGTTTAATACTTGGGAATGGTAACAACACATTACTCTTAGTCTTTGGAAAGGCTTGTAGTTTAAGTGAAGATGCAGCAGTATCTAATTCATCAGCATACTCATTTAACAACTTCTTCTTAACTACAGGGTTAGTAAGCGCCATGATTTCATCTAATCCCTTTTTCTTCTTATCAATAGTAATGTTAACTCTTTCTTTAATTAAGTTAAACGGTTGCTTTGATAAGAACTGACTAGAGAACGTTGACTTCCAACCAGCCCAGTCACCCTCTTCATTAACAATGTTTACTTTACCATTCTGTCTTTTAATTGTAGCACCAAATGGATTATCTACATTGTTTTTCATTTCTTTTAATACTTTTTCAAATGGTGTGCCTTTAGGTTTGTTAGTGTAGAACACAATGTCTTTGCCTGCTGGTATCTTATCACCATAGATTGCCATACCTTTTAAGTAATGAGTATCATCAACACCGATACGAACTTGGGCATACTTATTTCTACCCATGTCTAATCCATCAGCACCTCTACGCAATTCCATTAATCCATCACGTTCAGCTCCACCCTCATCACCATAGACAATCTTAACTTTACTTCTACCAATTGATTCGATTTTACCTAGACCTTGGAATGTTAATCCACCATCATCAGACCATGTTTCAGGGGGTCTAATTTTGTCTTTGTTTAATTGAACAACCGCTTTATCTTTCTCAGCAGAGAGAGTCTTAACAGTAGTATACTTACCATCGCCTCCTGCCACTTGCGGTACATAAATCTTATGAACATACAATCCCTCCTCAGATTCTAGTTTCTTAACCACAGCATCTAATTTAGAACGAGTAATTCCTAATTGTTGTTCTACACCAGGCCCTACATCTAAATACCCTTTCTCTTTGACTTGTTGTCTTAGGGTTTCTTCAATACTAGATAATTGTTGATTCTTAACTCTATCTTTAGGGTTTGGCATATCACGATATTTACGGACGGTTGATTCTGGGATGTCTAAAGCTCTACCAATTTCAGTAGGAGACATACCGTCTTCAATTCGACTATTAATTCTATCATACATCCATTGTTGTCTTTCTTCATTGGCATATGATACTTCAGATCTTAATTTATTAATAGACATACCTAATGTTGCAGCTCTATCTTTCTCAGATAAACCTTTTTCTTTTAATGCATCAACTTTAGATAGAATGTCTAAACTACGCTGAGGATTCTCTCCAGAACCCCAAGGATAGCGACCAGACTTTCTTTTTATACCATAATGTGCTAGTTCATCGAATTGTTCCACCTAGGTCAACTCCTTATTCAATTACTTCATCAAGACTTCTAGAATGATCTTGAATTATGTGCATTACTTCAAGTACTTCATCATATAAAAACTCTACTTCTTCAAAACCATTACCTTGATAAATACGACCAACAAACTCTGTTTCAACTGGATTAACTTTGTATTCCAAACAGAATAAGGCTGCGTAAACTAACAACTGGTTGAATGATGCTTTAGTGATTCCTGTTTTCAGGTCGTGAATCCTTAATAGGTCTTTAAACTCTGGGTTATCTGATGTTTCATACTTAATAGCATCAGCAGTACCAAAGCAGTGATCACTATAATACAATACTTGTTCTGGTTCCATATCAAAACCAATAGCATCGTTAACGAACATGTTTAAAGCTTGTTTATGATTGGCTAACTTAATTCTTTCTCTAATAGCCATTTCAGCAAAGGCATGTAAAGCTGTACCTTTTTCTTTTCTTTTGTGGTTAGCGTACACTGTTTGTAGTTTCTTCTTAGTATAGTTTAACCAATGATAACCGCTAGGACTTAAGAATGCATGCTTGCCCTCTAGCTCGAAGTGTTTGTTCCATTGCATTTAAAACTTCCTCCTCATTCTCTGGATAGATAGTAGCACCAAATGCTTTTTCCTTGGCTTTAGCTACATAGTATGGTTGATTAGGTCTGTGAGGCGCTTTAGCACTTCTTTTAACTTCTAACCATGCATAGGTACAACCATAGAACACAGCTAGGTCTGGTATACCTTGAATATCATTAGGGTCCTGTTTAGTCACCACTGCTCCTGGTAACCTCCTTTTGATTTCATCTTTAAGATGTTTCTGGTAATCAGTCTCTAGCTTGCCCATAGTTTTCCAACCCACTTTCTTTCATTGAATTTCTTTTTAGTTGTGTTAGCTTTGAGTATAGCCATATCTATTGGTGAATTAGACCTTAAGAATATGTACTCTAAATCAGTGAATGGTGTATTTAGTCTATCAGTTCTTCCCTCACACTGTTCGACGATACGCCATGAGTAATTCATTGAGAAGAATAGTATAGTATCAGTTTCGATACAATTCCATCCTTCAGCTCCTGCTGTATATTGTACTAAGTAAACCCATGACTCAGTTTCAGGTATAGCCTCATGCTTCTGACCATTCCATTCTGAATAGGTTAGCTGTCCAGTGTCACAGATTAGTCTTAACATATCTAACTCATAAGTGTAATTGTAGAACACTATAAGTTTAGGCACTACTCTCATGAAGAATGCAGCTTTGTTAAATCTATCTACTGACATGTTAACTATCTTTCTTAGTACTTGTGTGAACTCAGATACATTCTCAATAGGTGAGTCAGTATAAGGGTTCCAACGATTCTTTACTACATCATCATAAGCAACTTTGTTATAGTCTACTTGCATGTGTTTGCGGTGTCTAGTTGTATGTCTTTCCATAATCATGTCGACAAGTAACTCTTCCCTTTGAGCTTCAA